CGTACATCCTGATGATCGACGAACTCGAGAACGAGGTCGTGGGTCTGTACCGTAACTGGGAGGATGGCGACGAGACGATGACCAAACTCGACTGGGTGGTCGAGTTCAAGTTCATCCCGTGGCGTGGCGCTTACGCTATCGGCCTGCCGCATCTGATCGGCGGACTCTCTGCAGCCTTGACGGGTGCTCTGCGTGCTCTGTTGGACACCGCGCACATCAACAACTCGGCCACGATGCTGAAGTTGAAAGGTGCCAAGGTCTCGGGTCAGAGCGTGCAGCCCGATGTGACGCAGGTCATTGAGATCGAAGCGGCCCCCGGCATTGACGACATCAAGAAGGTCGCCATGCCGATGCCGTTCAATCCTCCCTCGCAGGTGCTGTTGGAACTCATGGGGTTCCTCGACAAGGCAGCCAAGGGCGTGGTGACGACGGCAGAAGAGAAGATTGCCGATGTCACGAGCAACACCCCGGTGGGAACGACGCAGGCCCTCATCGAGCAGGGTGCAGCGGTGTTCTCGGCCATCCATGCACGCCTGCATGACGCCCAGAGCCGGGTGCTGAAGATCCTTGGCCGCCTGAATCGGTGGTATCTGGACGATCAGCGCAAGGGTGAAGTGGTCGCCGACCTCGAGATCGAACGCACAGACTTCGATCGCAACACCGATGTTGTCCCTGTCTCTGATCCGCACATCTTCTCCGAGACGCAGCGAATGGCGCAGATTCAGGCTGTTCTGGCCCGCGCCAAGGAGAACCCTGACCTGTACGACCGCCGTGCTGTGGAGGAGCGCTTCCTCAAGCAGTTGAAGGTTCCCGGCATCAACGAGATTCTCAAGGACACCCCCGCTCCGGAAGAACTCAACGCCGCCGACGAGAACGTGGCGATGGCTCTGGGCAAGAACGCCTTTGCCTACATCCATCAGGATCATCTGGCGCACATTCAGGCTCACTTGGACTTCGCCCTGAACCCGGCCTTCGGCGGCAACCCGATCATGGCCTCGTTCTACCTGCCGCGGTCCCTTGAGCACATAAAGCAGCACATGGTTCTGTGGTATCTCAACCGCACGAATGCTTATGTGAGCAAGGTGCGTGACGGTGAGCCCGTGACGGAAGCCGAGTACGAGAACGTCCGCCTGACCGCGGAGTTGGACAAGGTCTTCGCCTTGGCCTCTCAGCACGTCAAGATGGACTCGGAGAAGGCCTTCGGCAAGATTGTCCCGCTGATCCAACAACTCCTGCAGTCCATGCAGCAACTGACGCCCAAGCCGCAACTGCCGCCTGAGGCGCAGGTGATCATGGACACCGCCATGGCAGAGACTCAGCGTCGGGCGCAGCGTGATCAGGGCGACTTGGCTCTGAATCAACAGCGCCTGCAGATCGACGCCGAAGAGAAGGCCGCTCGTCGCCAGATGGATGTCGCTCTGAATGCGTCAGACAACCTGACGAAGGAGCGCATTGAAACCGCACGCCTGACCCAGAAGGATCAGGTGCTGCAGTCCGAGCAGTTTGAAACTGCTGTCCGCCTCCAACAAGAGGCACAACGCAACCTAGGAGCAATCTGATGGCTACTTCTGACAAAGACCAAATGAGCGAGTTTGTGCCTCAGCACAAGCGTATCGCCATGGGCGTGCCCCTGACGGGCTCTTCCATGCAACCCAAGGGCCAACAGCCCGCCAAACCCCAAGGAGGTGCGCTATCGCAGGCTAAGAAGAAGTGAGATACGTCGCTGACTACATCCATGCGATGGACGCCCGAAAGGCTGAGATACGCCTGTCACTTGCGGAAGGAAATGCCGCGAACTGGGAGTCCTATCAGCGGATGGTCGGTTTGTATGCAGGCCTAGAAGAGGCTCTGCAGATCCTCAATAACCTTCTGAAGGAAGAAGATGAAGATGAATGAGCCGGAAGCGTTTACCGACGCTGACATTGCTTGGGCTTTCCCGAGCGTAGACCCCGGTGCGAAACCTCTTGGTGGCCGCGTTCTCGTGCAACTGCGCCGCGCCAAGAAGAAGACCTCCAACGCAGGAATCATCCTTGTCGAAGAGACCAAGGAGACGGAGAAGTGGCAGAACATGGTGGCCAAGGTCATCGCCATCGGACCACTTGCCTTCCGCAACCGGGATACCAACGAACCATGGCCTGAGGGCTCTTGGTGCGAAGTGGGCGATTACATCCGCGTTCCCAAGTGGGGCGGCGATCGATGGGAAGTGCCCGTACCCGGAGAGGACGAAATGGAAGAGAAGGCTTTGTTCATGATCCTCAATGATCACGAAATCATCGCCACCGTCACCTGCAACCCGCTGTTCATGCGGGCATTCATCTAGGAGGCATCATGGATCCGAATAAGGACCAAGAACCAAACATTGAAGTCAAGGAGGCTCAGGACGGCTCTGCCGTTGTTGAACTCCCTGATGATCTGGCGCCTGAGGCTGAAGAAGTCACTCAGGAGGCCCAAGGCGGCGCCGTCGAAGGCAACGACGATGATGTGGACTCCCCCGGCGATTCAGACGCCCTACGGGAGGCCAAGCGTGCCCGTCGCCGTGCCAAGCGCGAACTGGTCAAGAAGACGAACTCCGAGAAGGACGCCCGTCTTGCTGCACTGCAGCGTAAGGTAGACGAACTGACTCAGCGCCTGTCAGTAACTGAGAGCAAGACGCACTCGGCTGACTTGGCTCGTCTGGACAAGACGATCGAGGACAGTGAACTGCGCCTGCAGTACGCCCGGATGAAGATCTCCGAGGCCACCTCCGCCGGTGACGGTGAGGCTTTGGCCAAGGCGCAGGAGATGTGGTACGACGCTCGCAAGAACGTCGAGGATCTGCGGAAGTTCCGAGAGACCGCGGCCACTCCCAAGCAGCAGGCCAGTATCCCGGATCCCCGTCTGCAGCGTCTTGCCGCGGACTGGATGGAGCGCAATTCTTGGTACAAGCCTGATAACCGAGATACTGACAGCCGAATTGCCAAGCAAATTGACGAGGCCATGACCCAAGAAGGTTGGGATCCGACCTCTGAAGATTACTGGGAAGAACTTGACAATCGCTTGCAACGCTATCTTCCCCATCGCTACAATCAACAGGAAGACGAGAATCCATCTCGACGGAGTAGGCCGAGGAATATCGTGACTGGGTCTGGACGCGAATCATCTCCTGCCGCAGGCGGTAGGAACACCCTCACGCTTTCACCTGAACAGGTGCGAGCGATGAAGGACGCAGGTCTGTGGGATGACCCGCAGAAACGCGCCAAGATGATCAAGCGTTACGCCCAAGAAGCCCGGAACTACAGGAGTTAAACATGGAATCTCGCCTCAAAAAATCCCTCAAGTCAGGTGGCCGCCAAGATCGCGCAAGCGAGGACACGAGCCGTCTGCCTCCGCAGGAAAAGTTCATTTCAGCGCAGGAACGTCGCAAGATGTGGAGCGATGAGTGGACGCAGTCAGCGCTGCCTAAAACCCCGGATATTCCGGGATGGCACCTTTGTTGGCTTTCAACCACCAACGCATACGACAGCATTGATAAGCGTATACGGCTTGGGTACGTTCCGGTTATGGCCGAAGAGTTACCCGGCTTTCAGCAATACAAAGTCAAAGCAGGCGAACACGTTGGACAAATCTCGTGCAACGAGATGCTGCTGTTCAAACTCCCCATGGATGTCTACCAAGAGATCATGACGGAGTTGCACTACGCCAAGCCCCGCGAGGAGGAGGACAAGATCCGAGTCCAAGTGGAGAACTTGCAGGGTGCGCGGGACAGCAACGGGAAATCCCTTGTGCGGTTGGAGGGCGACGGCCTAGGCTCGTTTGATTCACAGCCAACCAACAACGCCCCCGTATTCGAGGGCTAAGGAGTTAACTATGTCTGCGACAAGTGCTCCGTTCGGTCTGCGCCCCGCGTTCCACCCTTCCGGTCTGGATCGCGCTCAAGCACTGGCCAACGGTATCGTTTCCGCCTATGCAACCGACATCTTGAAGGGTCAGCCCGTCAAGTATGTGACTGGCGGCACCATTGAACCTGTGACCTCTACTGAAGCCTTCGTCGGCGCTTTTGACGGCGTCGAGTGGACTGATACGACTGGTCGTCGTCGCGTGTCGAACTACTGGCCTGCCTCTACGGCATACCAGACCGGTTCGTGCGTGGCCTATTTCTACAACGATCCCAACATCGTGTACGAAATTCAGGCTGACGGCGCTGTTGCTCAGTCGGCTATCGGCGACGAAGCCAACTTCAGCAACCTGACCGCAGGTTCGACCACCACGGGTCTTTCGCAATGCACGCTGTCGGCCACCCTCGCGGGCGCCAACAACAGCGCACAGATGCGTATCGTGGATCTTGCCCCCTATCCGGGCAATGATTGGGGTGATTCGTACACGATCGTGCGTGCCACGGTTGCGGCTTATCAGTTCGGCCAAGTTCGCGTCTCGGGTGCCAACTACACCCCGGTCGCTATCTAATAAGGAGGGCGAATCATGGCAGCCCCGATGCGTAGTACAGACTTTCGTTCCATCGTTGAGCCGATTCTCAACGAGTGCTTCGATGGTGTGTACGATCAACGAGCCGACGAATGGTCGCGTGTTTTCCGCGAGCAAGAAGGCATTCCCCGCAACTATCACGAAGAGCCGGTCCTTTATGGATTTGGCGCAGCGCCACAACTGCCTGATGGCACCCCGGTGACCTATCAGCAGGGCGGCGTGCTCTTCCTCAAGCGCTATGTGTACAAGGTGTATGGCCTCGCCTTCGCCCTGACCAAGGTGCTCGTGGAAGACGGCGACCATATCCGTATCGGTCAGGTCTACGCCCGTCACCTCGCTCAATCTCTGGTTGAGACGAAGGAAACCCTGTGCGCCAACGTGCTGAACAACGCCTTCACGGGCGGCCAGTACGCAGGCGGCGACGGCGTGGCTCTGAACAGCGCTTCGCACCCGATCGTCAACGGCACGTTCTCCAACCTGCTGACGACTGCAGCCAACCTGTCCCAGACCTCTCTGGAGCAGATGCTGATCCAGATCCGTCAGGCTGTGGACAACAACGGCAAGAAGATCCGTCTGGTTCCCCGCCAACTGGTGGTGGCTCCGGGCAACATCTTCCAAGCCGAAGTGCTGCTGAAGTCCGTTCTGCGTTCCGGCAACGCCAACAACGACATCAACCCGGTCAAGTCCATTGGCCTGCTTGATGAAGGTGCTGCCGTTCTGTCGCGTCTGACCTCGCCGACGGCGTGGTGGGTGCAGACGGATGCTCCGGAAGGCATGAAGTTGCTGATGCGCCGTCGTCTGGAGAAGACGATGGAAGGTGACTTTGAGACCGACACCATGCGGTACAAGGCCACCGAGCGTTACGACGTGGGCTTCACTGATCCCCGCGCCATGTACGGCACGCCGGGTGTCTAAACCTAAGGAGGGGGCCTCGGCTCCCTCTGCTTTAAGGAGCAAGACAAATGGCACAAACGTATATTGGTTCTACGCTTCGCACCGGCTCCGGCACGTTGACCGACACCACTGATGGCGGCTTTGTCGTAACGGCACAGACCACCACGGTGACCACGGTTGCTGCAGGTACGGCTGTTTCGTCCACCATCACCATCCCGGCAAGTTCGCAGATCATCGAATTCTTCGTTGATTGCACGACGCTTCCGGTGGTTGGCGGCGGCACGGCGACGACCGTTCCCATCACGATCGGAACTGCTGCTGCGGGTACTCAGTACCTGTCGGCCACTGACTGCATCTCTGGCGGTCGCGCCGCACTTACCTTCACCGCCGCTCAACTGACGGCGATGTCGGATGTGGGTTCGAACACGAGCGTAGTGGTCACTGTGGATCCCAACGGCACCGTCAGCACCACTCAGGGTGTGTACCGCCTCACGGTGGTCTACGCTCAGAAGGTGTAAGGAGATCATCATGGGTCAATTCAAGCCGATGGTGAAGATGATGACCACCGAGCCCTCTATTGAGTTGAAACTCAAGAAGGGCGGTCATGTTTCCATGAAGGACGCCAAGGGCGAGCATGGTCACAAGATGATGGATGGCGGGATCATGCGCGGCCTTGCTGCTGCGCCTGCCCCCGGCTCCCGCGGTGGAATGGCTCCTACGCGCCGTCCTATGGCCCCTTCCATGGCTGATCGCCGTGCTGCCATGCTTGGCCGCCCGATGATGAAAGAAGGCGGGGAGACCAAGGCCGAGCACAAGGCTGAAATGTCCGCGATCAAGGGCCTCAAGTCCGAGATCAAGTCCCATGAAGGCAAGCCCGCCTCCAAGGCCCACAAGGGTCTGGCAACGGGTGGCGTCGTGATGGGTCAGGGCGGTTTCAAGAAGGGTGGCAAGGTCAAGATGGCCGAAGGTGGCGTTCCCAAGAGCGGCATCCTGCCTGTGGCCGAGTCTGAGCGTGGTGCTGAAGGGTACAAAAATACCAAGATGCACACCGCTGAAGGCGAGGACCACACCCCGAAGAAGACTGGCGATGTCAAACTTGGCAACGCCGGGGGCTTCAAGAAGGGTGGATCGGCCAAGTACGCCAAGGGTGGCGGCGTTGAGGGTAATGTCTCTACGTCCAAGCCCGGCGTGACCAACACCACTACTGGTGAAGTCCGGCTAGGCAATGCGGGTGGCTACAAGAAAGGTGGTGCCCCAAAAAAAGCCTATGCTACGGGGGGCGCAGTTAACGACTCGGGCCGTCCCGTAGCCTATCCTCCTCACTTCGTCTCCAAGCCTGTAAAGAACAACCTCCAGTCCGGGACGTTCAAGAAGGGCGGCAAGGTCAAGATGGCCGATGGCGGGAAGATTCCTGCCGAGGCGCAGTCTGCGATCAAGACCGCCGATGCTGAACGCGCCTTCCGCGACTATGAGAAGTCTGAGGCTGCTGAGAACAAGGCAATGAGGGAGTCCATTCTGGGCGCCCCCAAGCGTATGTTCGAAGCCGCCAAGGGCCTGTTCACTGGCAAAGAGGCTCCCTCGGGAAGCGTGACCAAGACTGAGAAGTCTGTAACTGTCACCCCTTCCAAGAAGCGGGGCGGATCGGTAAAGTGCTGAAACGAGCGGGGGCTTCGGCCCCTGCTTTCTTTGAGGGATAGACATGAAGGTTCAAACCGTCTCCAAGACTGGAACGGGCTCTAGCAGCGCCTTGGTCATGAACACCAACATCAGCCCGTTCAACGTGGGTTTTGGTGTGACCGTATCTGGCACTGTTGACTACACCGTTCAGCATACGTTCGACGACCCCGCGGTTGGGTTTACGACTTGGTTCTCGCATCCCACTATTGCGGGAGAGACCACCAATCAAGATGGCAACTACGCTTTCCCGGTCACTGGCGTCAAGGTGCTTGTGAACTCTGGTAGCGGAACAGCCACTTTGAACCTCATCCAAGCGGGGATCTGATGCCTCACGTTGGCTACGGCGGTGTCGCCAATCAGGCCAACACAACTGATGGCTTTGGCGATCAGGTCAACGCCATCAACCCCGTTGGGGGTGGTGTTGGTGAGGATGTTGGGGATGACGGTGTTGTAGACCTATATGGTGCAACCCCTGTTTCCACGTTCTACATCCTTGACGAGACTAGCCCCGGTTATGTCCTCCAAGAGGACAGCAACAAGATCATTTTGGAGTCGTCGTAATGGCAGACCAGAAAATCTCCGCGATGCCGACTGCGTCAACGCTGACGGGCGCAGAACTGGTTCCTCTTGTTCAGGGCGGCGCCAACGTCAAGGCAACTCTTGACTCCATTCGAGCGTATGACGCCGCATACGGAGCGTTCAGCGATTCGACCGATCAGACAGGCAACATCTCTAGTGGGACGGTCGTCACGTTCAACACGACTGATGTTTCTGACGGAGTGACGATCGCCAGTAGTACGAACATCACGGTTCCCAACACTGGCATCTACAACCTTCAGTTCAGCATCCAGTTGAAGAACACCGACAACGCACAGCAAGATGCCACGGTTTGGTTGCGAGTCAACGGAAGCGATCTTGCAAACTCTGCTACCCAGTACACGATCCCTGCAAGAAAGAGTGCAGGCATTTTTGGGTACTCGGTTGCCTCGCTGACGTTCCTGTTGAGCCTCACGGCAGGGCAGTATGTGCAGATTGTGTGGGTTCCAACGTCTACTACGGTGACGATTGAGGCGCTACCTGCGAGTCTCTCGCCCGCCTATCCGGCCATTCCGTCTGTGATCGCTGCTGTTCTGCAGGTGGCCTAAATGCCGCTCATCAAAGGCAAGTCCGAGAAGGCCTTCAAGCAGAACATCAAGGCCGAAATTGCCGCGGGCAAGCCTCAAAAGCAGGCCGTGGCGATCGCTTATGACGTTCAGCGGCGTGCTCAGGGCAAGAAAGACGGCGGAAACGTCTCTCTGGCCATCGGTCGGGGCGAAAAACTGCCTGCAGAGCGTGGTGCAGGACTTACCCAAAAGGGTAGGGAAAAGTACAACCGCGAGACCGGCAGCAATTTGAAGGCTCCGCAGCCTCAAGGAGGCCCTCGCAGGGACTCTTTCTGCGCTCGGATGGGTCCGGTGGCCGAAAAAAGCGAGAAAGGCAGCCGTGCAAGGGCCTCTATGAGGCGTTGGAACTGCCCGGGTTGGGATTGACTATGGAATTCGATCTGCGTGGGTGTAAATCTGCTGTACGCGGGCCTTATAAGCCTCGTATGCAGACTCTGCGGTATCGAAAAATCCAATGGTCTCTCGTTTCCCGTGGTGGCAGACTCTTGCCATCCACTTCTGTGCGGTTTTGTGCCAACAAACACCCCGGTAACCTGATGTTGTGTTCTTTGGGGCGGGGCGGTTTTCTTGATTTTGCTTGTTTGTTGCAAGCCTCAAGTTGCAGAGACGGTTATCCGTCTTGTTTCCATTGATGTGATCAACAAAAAAGCCTGCCGGAATGAACCCAAACAACAAAATCCAGATGATCCGCGCCAACCTGTACGACTTAGAATCGATCGTAACGATCAGGTAGCCAGACTTGTTAACGCATCCTGCGCGAGAACCAGACACCATGTTTGATCGTCCACTCTTCCACGACAAGAACCCGCTCGACGGGTCGTACTCAAAGAGTTCTTGCAGGTACGCTTGCGTTGGGTACATGGACCCCAGTGTACCACAACAAGGAGAGTGGTAATGGCCTACTCTGACGCCTATGGACAGGTCTACAACGTCCAAACTTTGATCGATCATGGGGCCAGAAGGTGCGGAAAACTGGCCGAAGAACTGACTTCTGAGCAAGTTTTGAGCGCTCGGGAGTCTCTTGGCTTCGTTTTGTCGAATCTGATCAACATCGGCATCCAATATTGGGCTGTTGAGAAGAAAATCTTCGGTCTTACCCCCGATAACTACATCTACACCCTTCCAGAGGGGTCAAACGACGTTCTGAACGCCCTGTATCGGACGATGCAGCGCCCAAACGGCTCGTACACGACCTCCGCGGGCGGTACGGTGGCCTATGCAGGCGACTCCAACGTCGATACCTACTGCCAACAGACCTCCGCCAACGGCAACATCTCCATCAACTTCGGCACGGACAACCCCATCTACGCCGGATCGATCGGTTTGCTGCCCTACATCTCCGGCGGCGGGTCTGCAACGTGGAATTTGACGCTCGAGTACAGCACTGACGCTGTGACTTGGAGCACGCTCGAGGATCTGGGCTCTGTTGTCGTCACGGACAACATCTGGATCTGGACGGACATCAATCCGGGCCAGAGCGTCCAGTATTACCGCGTCCGGGCCTACAGCGGCACGACCTTGGCTCTGCGTGAGTTCTGGGTCGGCAACATGAGCCAAGAGATCACGATGGCTCGCCTGAACCGGGACGACTACACGAACCTGCCCAACAAGAACTTTACGGCCAACCAACCGTACCAGTTCTGGTTCAACCGCACAGTCCCGAATCCGCAGATTTACCTGTGGCCGGTGCCGAGCAACCCCTTCGTGCAGATGACTGTCTGGTACTCCCGGCAGATCATGGATGTGGGTGATCTGACGGACGAACTGCAGATCCCTCAGCGGTGGTACATGGCCGTGGTGAATATGCTTGCCCACCAGATGGCCATGGAACTGCCTGCTGTGGACATTGGCCGCATCACATACCTCGAGCAGCAGGCAGAGAAGTATCTGGCTCTGGCAGAGGCGGAAGAGCGCGACAAGTCGCCGATCTACTTCAGCCCCAACATCTCTGTTTACACGAAGTAAATATGCCGGTCTTTCTCGACACCTTAGGCAACGCTTCTCTTGCGATCTTCGTGTGCGATCGTTGCAAGATGAAGCGTCCTTTGGACGAGCAGATCTCGGACTTCAACTTTCCGGGCCTGAAGGTCTGCTCACAGGGGTGTGCGGACGAGAAGGATCCTTACCGGCTGCCTGCTCGGAAGACTGAGCGCATCAACCTGCGTTTCCCTCGTCCGGATGTGTCTGTAGCACTAGACCCCAACAACCTCGTCACGGACAATGCGGGTGACTACATCATCTCGACTGAGGGCAACACAGACACCCCCGAGAACAACGGCAACCTCGATGGAATTTCGGTGACCCCAAATGGCTAACCAGACAATTACCCAACTCCCGGCTGCCGGTCCAATCACGGGCACTGAACTGGTCCCCATCGTTCAGAACGGTGGGACGTACCACACGACGACTGCGGCGATCGCCAACTCGCCGACGCAGACCCAGACTTTTCTGACCGTCAACAACGAACCGACGCTACCCAACAGCCGGTACTTCTCGACGGATGCCAACTTCACCCTGTCAGACGCAGGTGCTCAGTCTTACTTCCGGCTGAACCTCACGGGAGCCGCGGCGAGTCTTGCGACCTCCGGAACCGGCATTCAGGTCAAGACTGACAGCACCACCGTTACCGGCAGGACTTTGGCCTCCGGCACTTCTGGACTGTCAATTACCAACGGTGACGGGGTATCTGGAAACCCGACGTTCTCCTTGGATGGGAACGTCCTGTCCCTTGCCAATGCCTCAGGAACGGGCTTATTGGTCCTCACAGGCCCTTCTGCGCTCACGTTCAGATCTATCCAAGGCACCGCTTCTGAAATTGACGTAGCGAACGGCACGGGCGTTTCTTCTGATCCAACGATTGGTCTGGCTGACAACCCAGTTGTTCCCGGTTCTGAGGGCATCGTCCTTCCTACTGGAAACACTGCGGCAAGACCTTTGCTGCCTGTTAACGGAACACTACGCTACAACTCTCAAACTCAAACCTTTGAGGGTTATGCCAACAATGTCTGGGGCGCTGTAACGACCGGCACCGGGGTTACTTCTGTGGGGCTTTCGATGCCCGCAGACTTTACGGTCACCAACTCGCCGGTAACAGGCGCGGGTGTTTTGACGGCCACATGGGCGAGTCAGGCGGCAAACCTCGTTCTTGCCTCTCCGAATGGCTCGTCCGGCGCCCCTTCTTTCCGCGCCATCGTCAATGACGATCTTCCGGCATCTGGTGTTGTGGCTTCTACCTATGGGTCAGCCTCGTCGGTTCCTGTCTTTACAGTAAACGCCAAGGGTGTTGTCACCAATGTAAGTAACACATCGATCGCCATCTCCAACACGCAAGTGTCTGGACTTGGCACGATGTCTACGCAGAATGCAAATTCTGTAGCCATCACTGGCGGCGCAATTGACGGCACTACGGTCGGGGCAACAACGCCCGCAGCAGGAACCTTCACCTCGGTGGCGATGACATCGGGGACGATCACAGCGGTTCCTAGCACTGGCAATGACATCGTCAACAAGACCTATGCCGATTCCATTGCTGCGGGCCTGAACTTCCATCAGGCTTGTGCTTACGCCACGACCGCGGCTCTTCCTTCCTCTACCTACAACAACGGCTCTTCCGGAGTTGGGGCAACGATCACGGCCAACGCCAACGGCGCTTTGGTCATCGACGGCCACACTTTTGTTGCGCCTGCGGATACGGGCAAGCGGGTTCTGATCAAGAACCAAGCCAACACTGCTTACAACGGCGTCTACACTGTTACTCAAGTAGGTGACGCAGGCAACCCGTTCATTTTGACTCGGGCGACGGACTTCAACACTCCGGGCACTGGCGTCAACCAGATCGATGCGGGTGACTTCTTCCTTGTCACTGGCGGAACAGCGAACGCCAACACTTCTTGGGTTCAGCAGACACCGTTGCCCATCACGATGGGCACCACCGGGATTGTCTTCACCCAGTTCGGCGCTCCGATCACTTACTCAGCAGGGACTGGCCTGACGGAGTCTCCGTCCTACACTTTCAACATCGCCAACACTGGCGTTACCTCTGGAAACTACGGCGGGGCGGCAACGGCTGTCACTTTGTCTATCAACGCCCAAGGGCAGATCACCTCAGCAGCGGACGCCCCCATCGCCATCGCGGCCTCTCAGGTTACGTCTGGCACTCTTGCTGTTACGAGAGGCGGTACGAACATCGGTTCGTATGCCGTCGGTGACTTGCTGTTCGCCAACACCACCACCTCTCTGGACAAACTTACGGTCGGCGCAAACGGTTATGTCCTGACTTCAAACGGGACTGCTCCGCAATATGTGGCTCAGAGCACCCTGTCAGTGGGATCTGCAACGAACGCCACCAACACGGCCATCGCGGCGGATTCGACAAACGCCACCAACTACCTGACCTTCGTTTCTGCCACTTCAGGAAACTTAGGGCAACTTGTAAACTCGGCCATTACTTGCAACCCTAGCACTGGGGCAATCACTGGCGGTATTTCTGGAGGAACCTTCTGATGTCTCAGTCAGGCTACACCCCAATTCAGTTGTACTACAGTACAACGACAAGCAACACGCCATCCGCAGGGAATCTTGCAAACGGTGAGTTGGCGATCAACATCACCGA